CGTAAACAAAATCAATTTCTTTGCCGATAGCCTTAGCAAGAACCACAGCAGGTATTAACGGGTCTTTTTTAATGAGTTCCAATATCTTTTTATCACTTGCCCCGTCTATGCTATTATCTATTACGAAAGCCTCAAAGCTGCTGTATACTGGCTTGTCGCGGAAGATGTTAAAAAACTCCCGTTGTTCTCCGTATTCTTCAAAAATCTTTACCGCCTCATCCTCCTGCTCACTAAATTGGTCTTCAGTTGCAGGGTCATCATCCACGCCTAACATGGTATTAATTTCAGCATCACTCAATCCTAAACCACCCGAAAGCATAACCGATGCCTGCTGCTTTGTTATCTTACCTTGACTGAATTGGCGTACAACCCTCATAAGCTGCTGATATTGCCGACCTGTTAGGTTCTTCAAGGATTCATTTACGTTTGCAGGTGATGCCGCCAAATTGCCTGTATTGCTGTCAACAGGTGCATATTTACTCAAATCAATTCCTGCTTTTTCAAGAAGGTATTCCTTTGGTGCAATCTGCAAAAGTGCTGCTTCGGTTAATTGGAAGCTAATAGGCTCAACCGGGATAATAACAATTTCAGAAGTTGCACCTTTGATGGTAGCTAACTCATTGAAAACCGATTCAATAAAGTGCTGCTTATCGTTGGCGTAGGTGTTTTTGAAAATCTCATAAGCTGACTGCAATTCCGTTGTAGCACCCAGCTGCCCTTCTGTTTTGATTCCGAATAAAACGGGGCTTACAATCTGATGACCTGCAAATATATTTGTCTGAATAAGTGTATCAACATTTGCAAAGTCTTCTTTGGTTAAATCGCTTTGCCCTAAATCTTCAACTATTGGCTTTTGGTCTGCCCTATCCACAAAAGAAAGAATCAGCTTCTTACCATCGCTACCAGTAAACCTATCGCTAAACCTTCTTTCTATATTTCTTTTCTCGTCAGGTGTAGGCTCTCCATTTGGAAGCGTAACCAATTTTGAAGCACTAAAGCCAGTTTGTGCATTACCTAAAACGTGCTTACTTACTTCTATATCAGATTCGATGTAATTTAACGCACCCATGTAACCCGGCAGGCTATAAGTTTCAAGTCCGGGTCTATATTCTTTCATGTAAAGAATCTGTCTGCCTTGCCTTAATTGACTATTAAAAGCATTAATAACAACAGGTTCTTCCTTCCTATCCTGCCAATCGCTTTTGAACCAAAACTGGGTGTTATCCTTATTTGTTCTGATTTTTGTATAATCAATATGCCCAACAGAATAAAGCTGCCCACCTGCTGCACTCCATACAATCTCTAAATATGCACCACCGAATACCTCAATGTCTGTGCTTACTTTACGGGTCAAGTCTGCTAAACTCTCGTACTGATTAGGCTTTTTTATGAATGATTCTGCAACTGCATCAGGTTCGTTAGACTTCCAGCCGTTGCCTATTATATAGTTAACCTTACCTTTTACAATAGCGTTATGCTTCGCTGATTTATTGTAAAGGTCAAGCAGGTATTTTGGATAGTCATTATGATAACCGAACTCCATATAACCGCCATAAGTACCTTTTTTTTCTCGGTACTCCGGCTGCCTCGCCTCCGCAAACTTTAATATAAATAAATTATCCATGTGTGATAAATTCCGTTTCTGTTTGATAGCTAACATAACCGAACGCCTCTGCTTCGTTTAACCTCATTATTCCCTCCTCTAATAATCCACCCGTCTTTGTCTCATCTTTATTTGTAGCACTTGCCTGCTCGTATATATAGTACCGCCATTCACCCTGTGGGCTATTGCTAAAGTAATTATTTACTACAAGGCTAAATTGATTGTACCTATACTTATAAGCACTCGTATCGGCAGCATTCAATAGCACAAAGCTAACAACCTGTTCGGGCATCCTGCTTTTGAATACAAACAAATAGTTAGGATTAACAAGCGTTTGTTTTTCCGTCAGCGTTAATACTATTGTTTCTGTATTGCCTTTCTTAATCGTTATCATCTATTACTAAATAGTGTATCGGGCTAAATTACGCAAAAAAGGCTGCCCGATTTAGGCAGCCCTTAGTATTTCACGGAATTGCTTTTTACAAGCCTGTAACAACTGAAGCCTGAACTTCAGGAGCAAGTGCTGGTTCTGTACCTGTGAAGGTCAAGCTATAACCATTTCGGTCACCACCTGCAACACCTGTGGCAGCTGAACCCGTTGTAAGGTCTACACCATTTTGCAAACCAAGTAACCAGTACTTATTATTTTGGTCTTGCACAATAGCCATAAGCGTATTTTGAGCAAGAAGCAAAATTTCGTTACGGGTGTTAGCCTGAAGTTTGTTAATGATAATATTTAATTCAGGAGCATACTGAACAGTCCCATTTTCTACTGTGCCTGTGATATTCTCGGTAAGGCTGGCAGTATTCTTAACCAAATTGTACTTGTACCATGTAGACGTGTCGGTGATTGCAGTTACCACTCCTGAAGCCTGTGTTACTGCTGTAACATTGGCGTGAGCGATAAACCACACAGCTTTTACGCCACCGATACTATCCCGGCAATCTAACGTAAATCCTTGTGTTAATACGCAGGGCATATTTTTTGATTTATAATTTTAAAAAGTGGGAGCAGTTATTAGCTGCCCCCGTTTATCTTTAGATGAAGAACTTTACAATCTCATCAGGGAAGGCAAAGTTTACACCAGCTTTGAACTCGTTTACATATCTAATTTGGTCTGCCTCTTTGGCAAAAAACAGCTCAAAACGAGACTCTTGCTCATCCAAAAGGTCAGTACCAAAATACATATTTGAAAGCCTCATAGCTACCAAATCATTTGTACCATTCAAACCTTGAACAGCTACAACCTTTACAGTCGTTCCGGGAAGGAAAAACTCGCTATCAGCTTTGATATCAAGATTGTAAGCAAAGAGGTTAGCGTTCTTCAGGGCGATAGTGTACAGCCTGAAGATATCCATACCGCAGAAGATAGTGATATCATCCTTTGCAACAACCTTTGCAGGGATTGCTTGATAGATTGCATCAAATACGCTGATTACGTTTGCAACTGTGATTGATGCAATCGGGCCACCTGAAATGTAAGTAGAAGTGTTAGCGTTAGTTACCGCAGTAGATGCAGCAGTAATCAACTTCAGCAAACCATCAAACTTGTTCAAGTTACCATTTGCAGAAGCTGTGTCACCTTGCCATATTGCAATCTCAAGCTGCTCGGCAACTTTTTCAGCTTTGCGGTTGGTGTACTGCTCGGCAAAAATCATTTCAGTATAGCGTGAACCTTGAGGAAGTGCTTGCTGCAAAAACTTGCTTTCCAAGTCTTTTAAACAAAGTGCCTCGTTGATTTTTATTTTACCAACAGTTACAGCCCTTTGGGTAAATGTGGTAGTACCTGAAGCGTTAAACCCGCAGCTGTTACCGCTTTGGAAGAAAGCATCGGTGTCCATGATTGTAATGTTTTCTGCGGATTTCACATTTACCAAAACATTACCTTGTGCCTTTATAAGGCTTGCAGTCTTGCTTCCAAGAACTGAACTAACTGTGAGGTCTTTCGCATTGTCTTTAGTATACGCTGCGAGTGTTGAAACATCAAAAGCCATGATTATTAATTTTTATTTATTATTAAAAGTGATACTACTTTTTTATTGTTTTTGCTAATTCCAAAAACTTATCAATCTTGCTTTGCTTGCTTTCTACAAACTTATAAGATTTGTCTGCTGCTGGTAATGGGTCAACAGAAGGAGTGTTGCAAAGACCGACAACTACATCTGTAAGCTGTGTGATTGCAGAAGAAAACTTTGCAGATTGTGCAACTGCTGCACCTTCAACATCAGAAAACTTTGCTTTCATTGCAGAAAGTTCTGCTTCCATTTCGGCTATCTTCTTCTTCATCATTTCTTTTTCCTCGTCAACCTTTGCTTCCACTTCAACTTCAACTGAAGGTGCTGCTTCGGGTACAGATACGCTGGTAATAATTCCAGCCTCGTCTACTACGATTTTGCTACCATCAGCTAACTCATGTTCGCCAACAGGTGCAGGAGAAAGGCTACCATCTTCACCGATTACCTCAACTTTACCGCCAACTTCCAATCTGTCTATGTTTACTTTTGTACCGCCCATTAAGACGTATTCAGCCAATGCCAATGCGGGTGCTACCGCTGGCAGTTCGCCTGCTTCGGCAAACATGGCTTTGATTTTGTTTAGTGCTTCTACAGCTGTCATATATAATATTTACAACTAATTAGTAAGCAGTAAGGATATAGGCAAAATAGAATAAAAAAAGGGTAACGGTGGTAGCCATTACCCTTTAGGGATTGTGCTTTTTAGGCACTCCATTTTTATCGATTAGATTCAGTCATACAAATATACTAATATTTTATGAAATAGAAACCCCACCCGTAGAGACGGGCAGGGTAAACCTACTGTACACAAAACAGAAAAAGACTAAACCGATTGAAGGATTTTGATAATATCTTTCAGCATCTTCTCTTCCTTGCTCACCTTTTGCTTGTAAATAAAATCACCTTCCACGCTAAATCCTAATACCTCACCGCTTTTTATTTTCTCCCACGTTGCATCATCGTAAACCTTGTAAGAACCGAACCAGCTACCGTCAGGTACATCATCAAAACCTTTTAAAGCCCTTACGCCTCTTTTGCTATCCTTTACCCAACTCTCAAACATGGTCAATCCTTCAAGCTGCTGACCGCTGTCGTGCATTAGGTTAACATTGTTTTGATAACCTTTACTAAAAAACTTTTGTACTATCTCTGCTATCGTTTCAGCTGTGAAAACTACATAGTATTCTTGTACCCCGTCATTGCGATAAATAGGTGTATCCGCTAACATAAGAACGCCTGATATTATTCTTTGCTCTTCGTCATCTATTTGGAAGCGCATTTTCTTATCTTCTGCAAACTTTAAAAAGTTACGCTGCACAGCAGGTCTGTCCACCAAAGCTACAAAATCAACTTCTGCACTTCCATTTATATCATCTATCTGTAATTCGTAAATCGGTAATTCCTTTTCCATGTCTTTAGTTTAGCCGAGCCTTGCAGCCCTTGTTATTCTTATAAGTCTTTCCTGATTGTTGTTTATATCTGATTCTAAAACGTATGCCCTATTCGTTGCAGACCCCATTCGGTTAATCGTTTGGTTGTCTAATTGGGTAACTGTTGGTAATGCTGCCTGTGGCGTTATTGGTGCAGCCGTAGAAATACCACCACCAGCACCTGTTGCATTTGGGGCTTGACCGTTACCATTTTTAAATTTAGATATAGATGCCGCTGCTATTTCAGCAAGTTGTGCCGCTGCCCCCAATTTTAAAGCTAACGTCTTTTTAACACCAATAGCAAGTGCCGCTGCAAATGCAGGGTTTGGAATACCCGGAGGCAATATGGCAGGTACAGCTGCAACACCTGCTTGAACCTGTGCAATAGCTGAAGCAGTAGAAGTGATAATTCTACCTATCTCAATAGCCTTTTGAATAGCAAAAATAACATTTGCTATTTTTTCATTCTGTCCTGCTGCTGCTTGTAATACTTCTAATCCTGCAAATACTAAAGCGTTTTTCCTTTCTTGTAATGCCTGCTGTGCTGCTACCTCTTCAGCATCAATCTGCATTCTTCTATTTGCGAGGTCTTGATATTTATTATTGTAGTCCTGTTGTGAAATTAGTTTTGCATCAAGTGCTTGTTGTAATTGCTCCTGTTCTTTCTCTATTGCCTCCCTTCTAAATTCAAAATCAAGATTTTGGTCGTTTATTAATTTTTCAAGTGCTTCCGTGCTTCGCTTAAATGTTTCAGCTTGTATGTTTTCGTCTATTGCTATAATCTCGTTTGCAATCGCTGCTTTTTTCTCTTTGTACTCAATTTCAGCCGCTACCCTTGCCGTTGTTCCTTCAGTTGCTGAATTAATATTATCTTCAAGTCTTTTTAGTTCAATAGCTGCTTCATCTACTGCAATCTGTCGCTTTACTTTCAGCTTTTCTTTTTCGTCTTTAATCCTATCCGCTGCCGCTTTGCGTGCATCTATGTCAAGTTTGTTTTCAGCCGCTATTCTTGTTTTGTTAAGTTCTTGCAGTTCCTTTGTTAGTGCAATTTCATTAACAAGCTGTTCTGAACGCTGTCCTGTTATTTCTTCACGCTTACCCTCCAAAGCAGCTAACGCCTGATTTAATGCTATCTGATTATCAAGCGTTTTGTTTTTGTTTAGTTCGTATTGTGCAGCAGCTACTGCTAATTCAGCAGCCCTCTCTTCTGCTTTTAATTGATTATTTAGAATTACTCCAAGTTTTTGATTTGCAGCAATCCTATCCTGTAAACTTGCGAATTCATTATCCCTTATTTGCCTTTGTTCTTCAGCTTGTCTTTTAAATATAGCCGCTTGTTTTTCAGCCTCACTTGCCGCAAGCCTTGCGCTATTTCTTAACTCTACACCTTTTTTTGCAGCCTCTAATGTTTCTTTACCATATTCAACTATCGCAGCTGTTGCGTTCTTTACAACCTCCACGCCTTTATCAAAGGCATCGTCAACCCCTGTGAACACATCCACCACCTCTTTACCGAAATTCTTTGCCGCTTCCGCTGCTTTGTCGAACTCACCCGTAAATACGTTTTTGATAATCTCACCCAAAAATCCGTAAGCATCTATCAGGCTTTTAACTCTTTCTATTAGGTTGTTCTTGATTGCCTCACCTAATTCTTTAACATATTTCATCGGGTCGTTAAAGACCTTCGTAAACAAGTCTACAACCTTTCCGAAATTATTTACCACAAACTCCACCAAATCAGAAAGCACCCTGCTAATAAACTCACCAGCAACTGCAAAAGCATCAGCTACCTTTTGGTTCTTCATTAGCACTTCCTGCAAGAACTCAAAGCCCCTGACAACTAAGCCAATGATTCCTAAAGACTTTAAAGCGTTGCCAATAGATGCAAACGCACCGCCTGCTTTCTTTGCACCTGCTTCAGCTTTTTTTGCGGCATCACCCGTTTGCTTAACACCTTCTTGCAGCTTGTCAACCCCTTGCTGGGCATCTTTGCTGTCTAAATTAATTTTTATATTTATCGGTTCGGTCTTCGCCATTTATATCAGTTCAATTACTTTAAGAAATTCACATTTTGTTGTCTGCAATGCAATCGGGTTATAATCTAAAATCCGATTCAACCTCCAAAGGCTTCCGTCTATATATAGCAACTTCCCGAAATCAAGATTATATATAT